GGCGGGATATTCTCCCGCCAGTGTCTATGGCAATAGGAGGCCATTTATTATGACTAAATTTGACACTCAAACTCAATACAACGCAGCAATCATGGAACTTAACAAACACTTCGATGATGAGTTAGACGGCAACGTTTACATTACTTCTGCTTCTATCCTTGAAGCAAAGAATGCTAAGTTACTTGCTAACTGGCTTGGCGGTCAAGATACAATGCCAAGAGATCATGTCTTCAAGATCATCGAGAAGCACATTCCAATCTTTGCTAAAGAAGTCGGTGACATCTACCAAGACTTAACCGGCACTGAAATTAACTTCAACGAGAAGTTAATGAGCAGCGTCATTCCTTACGACGTAAATTAAATACCAGGGGCCGCAAGGCCCCAGTGTCTGTAGCATGGGAGGCTACTTATTATGAGAAAGAACAGAAGAAGAAAAAACAAAAAATTCAAAGTAACTTTATCAATGCCAAGACTAACTAATGACTCTTATGTAGAGAAACAGTTGATCAAGGCCACTCACTTTTTTGGTAAAGAGTTGATGTCAACAAGAATGCTAAACACCATCAGCATCAAACTAAAAGTAAGAAAGACTACTCTAAAAGATTTTTCCGGAGCGGTCGTAAGTTACTGTAAAGGTTCTCAAAAACAAACTGAGTATGAAATTCTTTTAGACTACAACGTACCAACTCACGCTCTAATAGAAATTCTTGCTCACGAGATGCAGCATGTGCAGCAGATGGTAACTGGCAGACTTCAATACAGAGTATGGAAATCTGATCGTCAGCTTCATGCACGATGGGAAGGTAAAGAGGTAGGAACTGTTAACTCAATTCCTTATCGTCAAAGACCTTGGGAAGTTGAAGCATACTCAACTCAAACACCTTTATTCAAAAAGTATGAAGAACATACTTTAAAAACTAGGGGCTTTTTTTAGCCCCTGGTTGTGTCTATGGCATAGGAGGCCATAAAATAATGTGCGAACACAAGTACGATAAAGAAAGTGATGTTCGTTATGCTGATCTAGGTGTCTTTGTAAAAGACTGGAAGGCACTAGATAGAAGACTCAGCATGACTGACGAAACTAACGCTTGTATTCTTTGTGGTAGAGATACCTCTACACAAAAAAATTATTTTTACACAATTGGTTTGGGATCACCTTACCATGCATCTCACAAAGATGATTACGATAACTGTGAGAGAAGCGGCGGATTTATGGGAGAGTATCCTATCGGGTCTGAGTGTGTAAAAAAAGTCATCAAAGCAGGATTTGGTGACTATGTTTACAAGTCTGATAAATAATTTTATGGGAGCCTTTTTGGCTCCCAGTGTCTATGGCATAGGAGGCCATCAATATGAAACTACCAAGTAATCTTAAAATCAAACTACCTAACATTAACTCAGTAGGTTCTTTAAACGCTTTTATGAAAGCAAGAACTTACTACCCTAGCAATATGTTAGAGGTGGGAACACCGGCCACAATTCACATGTGGTCAGATACCCACGCGGCAACGGTCCAGGAAGTCGTACAGACTAAAGCGGGCCGTACTTACCTTAAAGTCACAGAAGACGATAAGGTGGTGATCGAAAAAGCTAAAAGCTATGGCGATCAGCCTAAATATAAATTCACTCCAAACCCTAACGGGAGAGAGTGTTGGGGCGAGGTTGTCTTCTTTAAAGACG